ATGGAAGGCGCTAAGTACGTGAAGGTCTTCTACGGCGACGAACCGGACGGCAAGACCGAACACGGCCTGTCGATCATCGGCATGGCGGTAGCGGATGACGTAGCCGACGAAGTCTTTGCAGCCGGTGCCCAATTCGCCCCGCTGGAAACCGTCCGCATCACCTTCGACGTGGCCCGAGGCGGGCAGAACAAGGGCAAAAATCTGTGCCTGCATATCGAAGCCGTGAAGCCCAAGGCTGACAAGCCTGCTGCTCCGGCCCAGCCCCAGAACACCCAGGCCAAAGCCTGAACCGTTAGTTGAAAGGGGTAGGCCATGGGACCGCAAGTTTACGTTCAGGTGTGTTCCACCTTTGACCAGTCCGGCCAATGCAGTCAGGCCGTCTGGCAACTGGCCTACCTCGCTTCCGACTCCACGGAGTTTGAAGCCTTCACCGCATTCGACCCCGAGGCATTTTGGTTCGGGTTCGGAACGACAGTGACCTGTTTCTTCGTTGGATTTGGCATCGGGTTGCTGGCGGCACTACTGCGCAAGATGCGTGGATAACTTAACCCTGTAAGAGGTACTACCCATGAAAGATATGAATGTTGTGCGTCGCTTCGGCGGCAAGTTCGGCACTGCTACTCGCAATGCCGCCATTGCTCTGACCGTTCCGGTCATGGCGTCCCCGGCCTTCGCGGCTCTGCCCGAAAGTGTGCAGACCGAGGTAGACACTGCCGTCGCTGACCTCCGCGATGGCGGTGGTCTGATCATCGGTGCCATCGCTGTGCTGGCCGGTCTGGCTCTGGTTATCGCCATCTTCCGTAAGGCGTAACCGTGCTCTGGTCATTGCTGCTGGGCGTCGTGTTGGCCTCGGCGTTCATCGCAGGCATCAAGGTTGGCCAGTATCAATGACTTCTAGGGGCCTTCGGGCCCCTTTCTTGTTTGGGTGGTGTGGTTATGCGTCGGGTTCTCGGGATTCTGTTTGGTGTAATGCTCTCGGCCCTGCTGCTGCCGTCGATGGCGCAGGCAGAGATTTATCGTTGGTACATGTCTCAAACTGGCACGGGTAACTTCTCCACCTCGCCGGAAATAGCATGCCGTAAAGCCGCCGATCTATTTAGTTCGCAATACGCCCACACCTATACATATGAACGGGTTTACTACGGCGGTCCCACCAAATTTATCTGCAAGCATCGGATCAAATACTCCTCCGGTGCAAACGGTGAATTCACCGGTAATGTGTTCCGTCTTGGTGATTCCTGCGAACCTGGTTTTGTTTACAACGAACAGAATGGCGAATGTCAGCCAGATTGCTCTGACACGCTAGGCACTCCGCTATTTGTTCGGGGCGACAATGCCATTGTGATCAACAGCAACGGGACCAACTACGTTGCCTCGCAAGCTCCTGCATCCATCTGCTCGATGGGCTGCAGCTTTGAGCCGGCCTCAAGCTTTGCGTCTAGCTGCTATCTCGTTTCCGGTTCCACTGAGACCGGCTATTGCAACTACATCGTTGAAGGCACTGGCGACAGTTGCTCCGGCTCCAACCTGGTCCCCGGCGATACCTCTGGTGACCCGCTTAATCCGCCCCCTGAGCCTACCGATCCTAACGAACCCGCACCCGAACCAGACCCCTGTCATGGCGTCCCCGGCTATGAGTGGAACGGCACCACCTGCGTCAAGTCCGAAACCGGCGGCGGTGATGACGGCTCTGGAGACGGTGGTGACGGTTCTGGTGATGGTTCCGGCGATGGTAGCGGTGACGGATCGGGTGGCGGCTCTGGCGGTGGCTCGTCCGGTGGCGATGGATCGGGCGGCGATGGCTCTGGAGGCGACGGCGATGGCAGCGGCTCGGGTGACGGCAGTGGTTCCGGCGGCGGTGGCTCTAGTGGTGGCGGCTGTACTGGTGATGAGTGCGGTGGAGGCGAAGGCGGCGGCCTTAATCAGCCAGAGAAGGGCAATTTTGATGAGGCTATCGCCGAGTACGACCAAAAGATCACCGACACGCTTGCGGAGATTAAAGACCAGTCCGGTCAGTTCGGTTCCCTGATCGAGCAAAAACTGGCTATCCAGCTCAATTCAGGCAACGCCCTCTTGCCTTGTTTTGAAGCTGACATCGCTGGCCGGACGGTCGGTTTCTGCCTGTCTGATAACGCCGAGCAACTGGCCCTGCTGCGCAACATCATCCTGTTTCTTGCAACCGTGATTGCCCTTTTCATCATCTTCCGGGAGGACAAGTAATGGATTTCCCGTTCATCGGTGACATTTTAGAGTTCTTTCAGTCGGTCTGGGATTGGATCTACTCCGGCATATATGACTTTGTGAAAGAGGTGTTCGTCCTGGCCACCAAGGTCGCGATCTATAGCTACTATCAGGCCCTGCTTTTCGCCCTGCAGGTTGCCTACCAGACCTTTCAAGAGCTGGTGAGCGAGATTGGTATCAGTGACAAGGTTCAGCAGTACTACAACATGCTGGATGCTGACGTTCGCTCCGTGCTGTCGTTCTTCGGTATACCTGATGCCCTGATGATCATTTTCTCGGCCATCGGTACCCGTTGGACGCTCAAGTTCGTTCCGTTCGTGGGGCGCTGATCATGGCTATCAAAATCCACCACGGCCCGAACGGCTCCTACAAAACCTCCGGCGCAATTCAGGATGACTTGATTCCGGCTCTCAAGGCTGGCCGCCACATCATCACCAACATTCGCGGCCTGACACGCGAACGGGTGTTTCAGGTGTTTCCTGACCTGCCGTCGAGCGTCGAGATCGAAAACCTCGATCTGGAAAACCTCGACGACCTCGAGAAGATGCGCACCTTCCCCCAATGGGCACCGCGGGGCGCCTTCATCATCTTCGATGAAACCCAGCTGATCTTTCTCAAGTCGTGGCGCGATACCGACTTGCGCAAGTTCGATTTCCCCGGTGGCCCACAAGCTGCCAAGGAAGCCGACCGGCCGATCAACTGGCTCGATGGCTGGACCCGTCACCGGCATTGGAACTGGGACATCATTCTGACCACTCCGAACATCGCCTACATCCGCGAAGACATTCGGCTGACTGCCGAGAAAGCCTACTTGCATTCGAATCTGGCCGTCATCGGTATCAAGGGCCGCTACAAGGAATCACAGCACGCCGCCACCGAAAACAAGCCCGCTATGAAAGGCTCGATGGTCACCGTTAAGAAGATCAACAAGAGGACTTTTCAGCTCTATGAATCCACAGCAACCGGCACCGTCTCCGACACCATCGCGGGCAAGAGCATTTTTCGAGATCCTAAAGTACTTCTGCTTCTCGGTTTGCCAGCCCTTTTTTTTGGGAATTTTCTACTTGGTGATGGATTCAGCTTTAGCCAGCGTAATGCTGATCCTGCGCCTGCTTCGCAGCCTGTGGCGGATGGTGTGGCCCATCATTCGACTCGTCATTCAATACCTGTTAATCCGCCTGGTCGTTCTGGTGCTGTTTCTGTATCTGGGCAGCAAGTTAATCAGCTGGCTGCTGTAGGCCATCCGTTTGAGGGGTATTTGATCCAGATTCGCGGCTCAGTCCTTGGTGAGCAAGATCCCTTCCGGTTGTATCTGTTCGATGTGATCGGCTCCACCGGTGAGCGCTTCCAGATCAACAGCCGACAGCTTCGACAGAGTGGCTATTCCCTTTCCGAAACGGCCGATTGTTCTGTGCGGCTCACCTTTGCAGATCAGTCCTTTTATGCCGTATGCGCCGGGGCTGCGCAGCGCGCCGCCGAGCGGCTCGTCTCGGAGCGTAGCGGCGCGCCTAGCAGCGAACCCGCGCGCGCCTATGTCCGCGTCATCGAGAACAGCGCGCCCCGCTGACGTCCCTGTAACACGTCAGATAAACAGTTCTAACTAACCTCAATATTACGCATTGGAGCTAATTTTATGGCCCGTCTGATTGACCAAAAGCGACTGAACAAACAGACCGCTGAGGATGATGTTAGAGGTCGTCTTTTCATTGATCCGACCACCTGCAAACTGACTGACCTGTCAGGTGTTCGGTTGCTTCGTTGTGGGGTGGATACTGTCCGCCAGCTTTACCGGGGCATGATCCGGCTGGGTGTTCTGGCCCTGTTTGAGAAACCCGGCACTATCGTTGAGTTTGCCGGTCAGCGTTGGCACACCGGACGGGTAGGGCGTGACTCCGGTTATCAGTTCAAGCTGCAGAATGCTGACTTGGGCTTCGTTCTGCTGATCAAAAACTTCAATGCCAAGGCTGACAGCATCGGCCCACACCTGAAAATCGAGGTGTCACCCCACGCGATCGACAACCTGTCGCCCGATCGGCTTCAAGCTCGTATGGATTTCTACGCCTCCGAGATTCTGGAACATGTCGAAGTGAATCAGTGTGCTGTCCATCTGGCGCTAGACCTGCAGGGCTGGCAACCGCCTGCTGATCTGGTCGCACGTATGCACTGTCGTGCACGGAATCATCGGGACGTGTCCGGCATTAACTCCATTGAATGGGCCATGAAGTCCAGCGTCTACGGTCGCGGTGAAACCTCCATGTTCGGCTCGGCCAACGGCGTGCAGCTGTGTATCTACAACAAGACCGAGCAGGCCAAGGCAACGGATAAGTTGGACTACTGGCAGTCGGTCTGGATGCGTTCGGATGATCCCTTTGATGCGGAGTGCCTGGACAACTACAACCCTGAACAGGACGTGTGGCGCATCGAGCTTCGCTACCACCACTCGGTAATCCAACAGTTCGCCAGCGGCTCTACCCAGCTGAGCACCGGGGAGCTGATCGACACGCGCACCTTTGAGGCGTTCTGCCCGCATCTGGACGGGCTGTGGCGCTATGGCCTGCAGCAATTCAAGCTGCTGACCCGACCGGGCTGCTATGACGCGTTCTGGACTCTGATTCGTGATGATGTGCGGGTGGAACTGCCCGTTGATTCCCTGTTGGACGATACTGCATACAAACGCTACTACAAGACGGCCAAGGGCTTCTCCGGCAAGAACGTGGAATTGTTCGTGGGAAACTTCGTTAGCCTGCTGGCACGGGAGCGAGTGGGCGCTACCAAAGCGTTTGACCGTCTGAGGGAATGGGAATGCTGGCCTGTGATTCGTGATCACTATGCGGCTAAGGAAATGGGTGAACGGGATATTTACCGCCATATCCGCGACCTGCTGGAAGAGCGTCACGTTAGATGGGGCAGGGCGGTATGAGCGTAAAGCGTAGAGAGGATGGCCGCTGGCTGGCGGACGTTCAGCCCATCAGGGGGCAACGGTTCCGCAAGATCTTCAAAACCAAGGCTGAGGCGCTGAGGTATGAAAGCTACATTCTCGCCAACAAGACCATAGACCCCGCGTGGAACCCCAAATCACCCGACCGTAGGCGTCTTTCGGAGTTAGTGAACACGTGGTTCGATCTGCATGGTCACACACTCAAGGACGGCGCCAGGCGCAAGGCAAAACTTGATGCGCTGTGTGTTCTGCTGCGCAACCCGGTTGCCGCGTTGCTTGATCCAGCCGCATACGCGAACAGCCGCCGAATCAGGGCAGAGACCGGCACCTCACCGAAGACGCTCAATAACGAGTTGGGTTACATCCGGGCCGTATACAACGAACTCCGGGGGCTGGGCCAGATCGACTATGACAACCCTCTGAGGTTGGTGAAGCCCTATCGGATCGATGAGCGCGAATTGTCTTGGCTGAATGATGAGCAGATTGCCACGCTGCTGCAGGCCATCCGTTCCGGCTGTGATAACCCGCACGTCGAGCCTATCGTTCTTCTGTGTCTCGCCACTGGTGCTCGTTGGTCGGAGGCAGAGGGGCTAACACCGGGGCGCCTGAAAAATGGGGCTGTCACCTATAGTCAGACCAAATCCAGCAAGGTACGGACTGTGCCTATCTCTGCAGAGCTGGAAGCCTTCATCCGTAATCACTGGAAGCGTCACGGCCAATTCACTGGAGCGATTACGTCATTTCGACGTGCGTTGGATCGTTCTGGAATTGATCTACCAAAAGGGCAGGCAAGTCACGCTCTCAGGCACACCTTTGCCAGCCACTTTATCCAGAACGGCGGCAATATCCTCACGCTGCAAAAGATTCTCGGGCATTCCAGCTTGGCTATGACGATGCGCTATGCGCACCTTGCGCCCGACCATCTGCGCGATGCTGTCACCCATGGCCCGTCGCTGCTGCCTTCTCCGTGCTGAGTTTTGGCGGCTGCTGACGATCTAATTTTGCCTTCGGCGGCAGGGTGCACCATTTACCTTTTCTAAGGCGTTCTTGCACGAATTGCTGATAGGCATCCGGGGACGGGGCCTTTTTGCGTTGGTGCCTTAGTTGGTTGCATCTTTTGCATGCCGCAGCAATGTTCTCTGTGCGGTTATTCCCGCCATCACATCTGGCCTGCAGGTGCTCCGCCGTGCATTGAAAGTGCTTTGCTTGTGCCAGGGAAATTCTGTGCTCTGCTGCGAAAGCTTCTGCAGAGTGTTGCCACATGAGGAAGCCGCAGTAGCAGCAGCGGCCATTCTGACGATCAAAGGCGGATCTTCTGTGTTTTGCGATTTGGGTGATGCTCACGTCGACTCCTTAAATTGGCTTTAAGAGTCCGCCCGTGGATAACCCAACAAGTACGGTACCAGAACAGTAACGGTCACTGGCATAGCTGCCCCAGTAACAGGGAACAGCGGATTAATAATTCTCGGTTTTCAATGTAATGTCAAACGCCCTCTGCGGGATGTGACACTTTTGGGACACTTGCATGCCCTAGAAAGCAAAAAACCCTGAAAATCTCTAGGATAATCAGGGTCTTAGGTATTTCTAATTTGGTGGAGCCGGGGGGAGCTGCAATCTATCTTTGCTTGAGCGCTCTATTCCGGGGGTCCTAGTCAATTTTCGTGCGAACTCTGGACTTGGTGGATTTCACAAAGTGTGCGGTAGATATTATGGGATCTTGGCTGCGTGTCAAGTATTCAGAGAGGCTCTTAAGAAGCGCTCCACCTGTCAGCAACGGTGTTGCGTTAGTTGTAAATGGCTAGCGCGCACGGCGTTGATCATGCTGCCCTGTTGTGGATATTTTCATCCGCGCTAATGGGTTCAAATCCCTTTTTTGGAGTTGAACTCAGGATCTTTTTTGTGTTGTCCCATGAGGCTAGAGTGAACCGCCCCGGGTTTCGCGGAGGCTGTTTTGTTTGAGTCAGGCAGCAACCGATATGGTTGCCTGACTCTGTTCATATAGTGCCTCAAACTCGGCCGGTGGCCTATTTCCAATTGGCTCCAGCAGG